AGGGACATAGATGCCAAGAGCAGCGCCACGACCGTGCAGCTACCAAGGCTGCAGGGCGTTGGTATCAGATGGCGCAGGCCGCTGCGGCGCTCATCCAAAGGCGGTATGGGTGAAGACCACTCCCGTCAAGCGGGTCACCGGCCGGCGCCTGCAGGCGATGCGAGCCAAACTGTTCGCGCGTCAACCGCTGTGCGTGCTGTGTCTGATACAGGACCGGGTCACCCCAGCGACGCAGCGCGACCACATCATTCCATTGGCAGAGGGTGGCCTCGACGACGAGACCAACGAGCAGGCGCTTTGCGATGACTGCCACGATGCGAAAAGCATTGGGGAGGCGCAGCGCGGGCGGCGCCGGCGGGCTTGACTGCCCCCCCGAATGGGCGGGGCGGGTCGAAAGTCCAGGAGTGCAACTCCGGAAACCGTACGCTTAGCCGGATTTTTATGGACAACGAAAACTACCCCTGGGGGGTTTAGCTGATCGAGTGCGCGAAGTTCATTTGTCCGTCGCCCTCGGCGAGCCGCGCGACGAAGCGGGGAAAAAATGGACCTATCAAAATCTTTCACGACATCGCTGCCCGCGGTGGGTGGCGCAAACGTGCGCACGTTGTCGGGTGAACTGACGTCGCCAGCTGCGCCGCCGGTGATTGGCCTGAACGACGAGGAGCGTCAGGTCTACGACTACCTGTGTGAATCGCTGCGCCAGGCTGGCGTCGAGCACCTGACGGCGGGGATGCCGCTTGCCGTGATCGTGCGCACGTTCGTCGACTGGCTAAAGGCATCCAAGGAGTGCGCCGAGAAGGGGCGCGTGCAGATTTCAAAAACCGGGTGGGCTACGCCGACGCCGTGGGCCGATGACGAGAAGCGGCTCAAGATGGAGCTAGGCCAATGGCTACCAAAAGCATGTCTGACGATTCCGTCCCTGGCGCGGGTGCGCAAGGACACGGGCGAGCGCGGCGGCCAGGACGACCTGTTCGGCGATCTCGTAAACCACGCCATCAACTCACCCGGAAAAAGCTCCTCGAATTAACGCCGGGGGTCCTGCACGAGTGGGATGAGGCGTACGGCCTGCCGGTGCTGCGCGGCGAGATTGCCTCCTGCCGCTACGTGTACCTGGCAGTGCAGCGGCATTACCAGGACCTGGTGAAAGGCGCGGCGCGCGACCTGGTGTTTTCGCCCGAGCACGCGTGGCACATCATCCACTACATCGAGCGCTTCTTCGTTCACATCAAGGGCCCGCTCGCCGGCAAGCCAATCCTGCTGGACCCCTGGCAGAAGTTCTGGACCGCGGTCCTCTATGGCTGGCGCCGGCAAAGTGACGGCGGCCGCCGCTTCAACCGCGGCTACGAAGAGGTGGCACGGAAGAACGGCAAGAGCACCTGGAAGGGACCGCAGGGCGCCTACCTGTTTTCGATGGATGGCGAGATCGGCGCCGAGGTGTACGCGGTGGCGACCACCCGGGCCCAGGCGATGACGGTCTTCAAGCCGGCGTTCGACAACATCAAACGCTGGGTGCGGCGCTCGCCGGGCGTGGCCCGGTCGTTCAAGGTGCACAGTGGCCTGAACCAGGAGCGGGTCGAGCTCGATACTTCCGTGTTCGCTCCCCTCCCCGCCAATGCGGAGAACCTGGACGGCCTGAACCCTTCGGCAATTCTATTTGACGAGCTGCACGCCCAGCGACACCGGGACGTGTGGGACGTGATGGAGACGGCACTCGGCGCCAGGAAGCAGCCACTGCTGTCGGCTATTACCACGGCCGGCTTCATCCTCGACGGCATCTGCACCGAGGTGCGTTCGTACCTGATCTCGGTCCTCGAAGGCAAGCGGGTCGATGACGATATGTTCGGCTACGTCTACACGCTGGACGAGGGCGACGACCCGTTCAGCGAGGCCGCGTGGTACAAGGCCAACCCCGGGCTCGGCAAGTCCAAGACTTTGGCGTACATGCGCGGCATGGCGCGCAAGGCTGCTGCACTGCCAGGCGCCCGCGCCAATTTCCTGACGAAGGACTTGAACGTCTGGTGCAACAGCGCTGACGGCTGGTTCGACCTCGGCATCTGGAACAAGGGTGGCAAGAAATTCGATCCGGCGATGCTGAGGGGGCGGCGCTGTTTCGGCGGGCTCGACTTGGCGTCGACGCGCGACCTGACCGCGTACGCACTGGTCTTCCCGCCCGAGGGCGGCGGCGACACCTGGTACGTGCTGGTCTGGTTCTGGTGCCCGCAAGAGAAGATCGACTCGCAGGAGCATGACGACGCCGCGCCATACAAGGCATGGCAGCAGGCAGGCTGGCTTACAGGAACTCCGGGCAACGTGACCGACTACGCGCCGGTGCGTCAGCGCATCCTGCAGTCGATGAAAGAGTATGACGTCGTCGAAATTGGCTACGACAAGTGGAACGCCCTGCAGCTGGCCAACGAGCTGCTCGAGGCGGATGTGCCGCTGGTCGAGATCCCTCAGAACACCGGCGGGATGCACCCCGGCAGCAAGCTGCTCGAGGAGCTGGTGTACGGCCTGCTGCTCAACCATGGCGGCAACCCTGTGCTGCGCTGGTGCGCGATGAACACCGCGCTGCTGTTCGATTCGAACGGCAACTTCCGTCCAGACAAGAAGAAGTCGAACGACAACGGCCGCATTGATGGAATCGTGGCGTCCGTGATGGCACTCAGCCGCGCCAGCTACTACGAAGAACAAGGCAATCTCGATGACGCATTTTTTGATCCGGTTAGCTCATGAACTTTCTTAATTCCCTGCGTACCTGGTGGGGAGGTGGCAGCGCAATCGCCGAAGCCCCTGGGCCTCAAAACCCGGTGCCGGCGGTCGCGCTCGTGCCGGACACCTCACGCGTCGGCGTCGACGCGGCGCTGCAGATCAGCACCGTGTGGGCCTGCATCGATCGCCGCGCCTCGACTGTCGCCAGCCTACCCTTCTTCGCTTACGAGCAGCGGAACGGGAAGAAGGACCTGGCCCGGACGAGCAGGTTGTATAGCCTGCTGCACGAGTCGCCCAATTCGAGAATGACGCCGTTTGAGTTCTGGCGTGCGGTGGTGATGAACTACGATCTGCGCGGTACCGGCTATGCGCGGATTGACCGCGATGCGAATGGCGAGGCGATTTCGCTCTGGCCAATGCCTACCGCCCAGGTGGAACCGCGCATGCTGCCCGATGGCTCCATGGTGTACGTGTACCGGTTCGGCAACGACGTCGCGGTGCTCGACGCGTCGAACGTCTACGTCCTCAAGAACCTGGGCAACGGCACGACCGGCATGGACAAGCTGGAGTTCATGCGGGCCGGCCTGGATGAGGCGGGAAAGGCCCAGTCCGACGCAAGCAAGCTGTTCGGCGCGGGTGGCAAGCCCGCCGGCGTGCTGATGGTCGACAAGGTGCTGAAGGCAGACCAGCGCACGGCGGTGAAAGCAAATTTCGCTGAGATGAGCGAAGGCAGCACGAGCCGCCTACACGTGCTGGAGGCGGACATGAAGTACCAGCAGCTGACCATGACGCCCGAGCAGCAGCAGCTGCTGGAGACTCGTCAGTACGGCGTCGAGGAACTGTGCCGCTGGTTCGACGTACCGCCGGTCCTCGTCCACCACAGCAATGTGACGGCTTGGGGTTCGGGCATCGAGCAGTTGGTGTCCGGCTTCTACACGCTCGCGATCAGGCCGCTGCTGATCAACATAGAGCAGGGTGTGCGCAAGCGCGTGATGACGCCGCGGCAGCGCGCCACGATGAGCGCCGAGTTCAACCTCGACGCACTGCTGCGCGGCAATCTAAAAGACCGCATGGCGGTGTATGCGCAGGCGACGCAGAACGGCATCAAGACGCGCAACGAATGCCGTCAGCTCGAGAACGATCCGCCGATCGACGGCGGGGATGAGCTGACGGCCCAGTCGAACCTGGTGCCGCTGAAGATGCTTGGGAAAGTCGTCGCCACCGGCGGCAACGGCAGTGCAATCGCTCAATAAAGGAACGGTATGGAACACAAGGCAATAACGCTGGCATCCGCCCAGTTCAAGCTCGAAGGTGACGACAAGACCTTCACCGGCTACGCATCCACCTTCGGCAACGTCGACACCTACGGCGACACGATTCTCAAGGGCGCCTACAAGGAAACCCTGAAGAGCAACGGCATGCCGAAGATGTTCTTCAACCACAACGCGTACGACGTCCCGATCGGCAAATGGGTCAAGGCAGTGGAAGACGATTTCGGACTGCTGCTGACCGGCGAATTCACCGATGGCAATGCAAAGGCCCAGGAAGTGCGGGCCGCACTAAAGCACGGGACGATCGACTCGATGTCGATCGGCTACGCGCTTCGCGCGGGCGACTACCAGGAGACGGCCACGGGCCGCACCATCAAGAGGGTCGCGCTGCTCAAGGAGGTTTCGCCCGTCAACTTCCCCGCCGACAAGTTCGCACGTGTCGACCTGTCCAGCGTGAAGTCGTTCACCGACGAGATCGCCCAGGTCGAAACGATTCGCGATTTTGAACTCTTCCTGCGGGATGCAGGCGGGTTCAGCAAAGGGGCGGCACAAGCACTGACCGCCCGCGCAAAAACGCTGTTCACCGCGCGGGACGCCGGCGACCAGCTGGATGCGAAGTTTCAAGCTGATCTGCTGGTCCGCATCAACAAGCTGGCCGCGTAACACCAATTTCCCTCGACCTTTATAAGGACTGCAAATGAAACGTACCACCCTGTTTGGCATCCCCCTCCGCGCGGCAATCATACTCGCCGTCGCTGCCTGCTGCGCAACCGCCCAGGCGGCGGGCTTCGACGTAACCGCCCTGCTCATGCATAACCCCGAGGCCGCGGCCGGCCTGTCCGCCCTCATGTTCATGGGCGAGGTCGACGGCGCCTCGATCCTGAAAGCCCTGGAAGGCGTCGAAACCAAGCTGGCCACGATGTCGGAGAAGGCGACCAACGAGATCAAGGACCTCGGCAAGGTAACGACCGACACCAAGACCGCGATCGACAATCTCGGCGTCGAGCAGCGTACCCTGGCCGACCGCCTCCTGCAGCTCGAGCAGAAATCGTCACAGCAGGACGACACCAAGACGGTCGACGAAACCATCGGCGCGCTGTTCGTCAAGGATTCCGGCTACGCCGACTTCCAGCGCAAGACCAGCCGCGGCTCGTTCGGGCTCGAGGTGAAGAATACGGTCACCAATACGATCGGCCAGACGTTCAGCGAGCGCCGCCCTGGCATCGTCGAAGGCGCCTTCCGCGTGTTCACGATCGAAGACCTGCTGGTCAGCATCCCGACCTCGTCGAACGCGATCGATTGGGTGCGCGAGAACGTCTTCACCAACGCGGCTGGCGAGACCGGCGAAGGCCTGCAGATCCCGCAGTCCAGCATCACGTTCGCGCCGGGTACGATGCCGGTCCAGAACATCGCGCACTTCGTCAAGATCACCCGCCAGCTGGCTATGGACAACGCCGCGCTGGCGGCCTACATCAACCGCCGGATGGTGTACGGCGTGAACCTGCGCGTCGAGAACCAGATCGTGTCCGGCAATGGTGTCACCCCGAACCTGTCGGGCCTGACGCTGGCGGGCAACTTCACTGCCCACGGCTACACCAACGCTTCGCTGACGGCGCTCGGCCTGTCGCCAACCAACCGTTTCGACCTGATCGGCAAGATGATCGGCGACTGCGCGTCGGCCGATTATCCGGCCGATGTCGTGATCCTGAACACCGCTGACTGGTGGACGCTGCGTCTGACCAAGGACGCGCAGGGCCGTTACATCCTGGGCGACCCGGGCTCGGCCGTTCCGCCGGTGCTGTTCGGCTTGCCGGTCGTGGCAAGCAACGCCATGCTCGCCGACACGGTTTGGGTCGGCAGCCTGTCGCAGGCGGCCACCTTGCACAACCGCGAAGGCGTGATGCTGGACCTGTCGGACTCCGACGAAAACAACTTCCAGCTCGGCCTGGTAAGCGTACGCGCCATGCGTCGCCTGGCGCTCACGGTCGAGAAGCCAGCCGCCGCCCGCTACGGCGACCTGACGCCGGCATAACAGTCGGCGCAATCCAAGGGGCCGGTCCGTACTGACGGCCCCACACCTGAAGGAAGATCATGGAACTGGTTACGGTAAAGATCACCGGGCAGGCAATCACTGCCCGTTACGGCACGCTGAATTCCGGTGCGGTGCTGCGTACCGATGCGGCATTCGCAAAGCACCTTATTGAGGACTGCAGCGTCGCGGAGTACGTCAAAGAGAAGCCGGAACCTTCGACGCCAGCGCCGAAGGCTGCGGCGAAGCCGGCGCGGGCGACGTCGGCGCCGAAGAAATCCGGCGCGACCGGTGCGCCGCAAGGTGACGGCGCGGGCGCACTGGGCGCCACTGGCGCCGATGATGTGTCGGCGGGCAGTGCAGGCACACCAGCCCCCGGCGACGCGCCGCCTGCAGGTGCTGCGGAAGCAGGCGATAGCGGGGGTGTGCAGACGTCTG